CACCCTCTTCGCCTGCAAATCCACATACTCGCGCCTCTGCCCAGGCAAAACCGCCTCAATGTCATACACCGCGCCAGCATGCAGCACGCGCATGCCTGCCGTCACGTCCTCGCGCCAGCGGATGCGGATCGAGGCGCGCACCACCGACACATCAGCGCCGGCCTTGATGGACTCGGTGCCCGACAGGTGGCGCACATTGGCCCAGATAGTCGCGTAGTCCTCCCACGCTTCGGGCAAGGGTGCGCCCCAGGCGTCGGTGCCGGAGGTCTTTTGCTGGATGACTACCTTGTCCCTCAGTTCGCCAGCGCGCAGCGTCATAGCCCAGCCCCGATGCGATGCGGGCGCAGTAAATCGTGCGCGCCCATGGGCATGGCAAATGACTGCACGCCAGTTGTGACGGTTTCGCGGTTGATGAACAGGTGCGCGCAAATCAGCAAGACAGCCGCTTTTACCGCGAACGTAGCAACCATGGGAGACAGGCCGGCAGTTCCTGCGGTCACAGCAGCGTCCATCTCTGCCTTGTCTGCGAACACCTGGCGCCCGAGGTAGTCCTGCGCAGCATCAATCGCTGCATTCAGGTACAGCTCGACCATCGCAACATCGGCAACCGGATCAGCGCGGCAATGCTCGATAGCTTGCTGAGTCGTCAGGATGGGCATGCCTTATTCCTTGGGAGTGCGCTTCTTTGGCTCAGGCGCTTCGACTTGCACGACGCCACAGGCAATGGCCGCTTCCTCCAGCTCGGGCGGGCATACGTCGCCGGCTTCGAACTGAGTTGGATAAATCTCGCCTGCCTTGCAGCCGTAGAACGGTTTGATGAACTTCATTCGGTTCTCCAGAAATGAAGCGGGGGCCGTAGCCCCCGCATTCATCAGATGGCGATGTTCAGAGCGCGCAGGCACTCGGGGTTCTGAACGCCACCACCCACGCGCTTGGTCGTGTAGAAGCTCACGTAGGGCTTGTTCGTGAGGTTGTCGCGCAGCACGCGAACGCCGATGCGGTCCACAATCAGGTAACCCTGCTTGAAGTCACCGAACATCACCGGCTTGGCGTTCGCGGCCACATCGGGCATGTCAGGCACTTCGGTCACAGGGAAGCCGGCCAGAGTCGCGGGCTGGCCTGCCACGTAGGACGGTTGCCACAGGTAGTTGCCCTGGCCGTCCTTGAGCTTGCGAACTGCGCCTTGCGTCTTGCGGTTCATGGTGAAGCGCGCATTGCCGGTAAAGGCGCTGGGCAGGCTGTAGATCAGGTCCATGATGCTGTCAGACTTGATCAGGGCGGCATCACCGGAGTTCACCAGGGCAATCGCACCGAAGGGATGCTTGGCGGCGTTGGCCGCGCCCGTGACGTAGGTCAGCATGCCAAAGGGCTTGTTCGCGCCGTCACCCGACACGAAGGCAAGACCCTCCTGCTTGGCGAACTGAGTCTGCACTTCATCAGCCAGCCAGGTTTCCAGGTTGATTTCGGCATCGTCCAGGATCTGCTGGGTCGTGGAGGGGTTAGCGTAGATTTCACCAGGGATGAAGTCCAGGGCGCCGAACGTGGGGTTGTTGGTACCAGGGCGCGCAGCGGTTTCACCCACCCAGCCGGACGAGGTGCCGCCCAGGTTGAACACCTTCTTGAAACCGGACGTGCTGATGGTCTGCACGGTCGCCAATTGGCGAATCGGAGACACCAGCGTCAGCTTGTCGGTGATGGTGCGGTCCCACTCGATGGGGGCGAGATAGCCGCCGTCGGCGTCGGTGCCCTTGTTCAGCGCAGCTTGCACTTCGCCGCGCTTCATGTGGGCCTTGAAGGCTGCGGAGTATTCCTTGTCGCGCAGGCCGGCGCCGGGAGCGCCAAGTTGGGCGGCTGCGATCTTCGTGTGCGCGTCCTCGGTTTCCTTTTGCAGCTTGTCGATGGTCGCATTGATAGCGGCCAGCTTGGCTTCTTGGTCAGCACCAGACATACCGGCCTTGACTTCTTCCAGCTGCTTCGTGTGCTCGGCCTTGAACTGCGCGAACGCAGTCTGCATGCCGTCGATCAGCGCCTTGACTTCGGTGGTGCTGGGGGCGCCTTCGGCGCGCACGGCCATGATGCCGCGATGGATACGGGTGTGGGTTGCCATGATGTGGCCTTTCTTTGGGCGAAAAAAAACCGCCTCTAGGGCGGTTCGTTTTGGTGGCGTGATTGCGGCGCGTTAGGTGCGCATCTCCGCGATCAGCGATTGCAGCGAGGCTGCGACTTCAAGGCCAGCGCTCGGCGTGGCTGGTGTCTCGGCAGCGCCCGGCGTGCCAGAGAACAGGGCTTTGAAGGCATCGCGGCGGGTGGCGCGGGAGTACCCGGCCTTTGCCATGGATGCTTCAATGAGTGCGAGAGGCTTGCGCGCTGCGCTGGCCTGGGATGTTTTGGTGACTTCGGAACTGGGCAGCAGTCCAGTAGCAAAGCCGTCTTCCACGGCTTGCTGCGCGCCGATCCATGTCTCTTGATCCATGAGGGCGGCGGCTTCATTGGCCGTCATGCCGGTTTGGTGCGCGTACAAGGACGCCATGGCCGCGTCGAACGGCTCCAGCAGCTTCGCGGAATCGAGCATGTCGTGGCGGTTCCCGACGGCCACGGCCCAGGCGTTGTGGATCATGATGAAGGCGCCATCGCCCATGAGAATTTCGTCTCCAGCCATGGCAATCACCGATGCGGCAGACGCTGCAACCCCGAGCACTCGTACGGTGACCTTGCCCTGGTGCTCTCGCAGCAGGTTGTAGATCGCCATACCTTCGAAGAAGTCTCCCCCAGGGCTGTTGATGTTGACTGTGATGTCCTTCGGCCCAATGGAGCGCAGCGCCGCACTGATGCGCTTTGCTGTGACGCCAGTTCCTTCCCAGTTCTCTCCAATGCTGTCGTAGATGGAGATGCTGGTGTCGCTGTCTGTCGCCGCTGCGCACACGGCAGGCTCCCAGCGGTCCACGGCATCAGGGCGAAGGTCAAAACCCGCCTTCGCTAGACGGTGATCCGCCCGGATTTCAGGTAGTTGTTTGAGGCTCATTGCCTGCCTTTCTTGCGGATGAAGGCTCACCCAGCGTCGAGAACTTGGCGTTCTGGTCTGCCGGGTACTCGGCCAGGTCGCGCACCTCATTGGCCGTATGCCATGGCTGGTGCCCACCGGCCCCGAGGGCCTTGGCGAAGTAGTCCGCCTGGTCTTTGAGCGTGCCGCGCATCAAAGCCCGTTCATTGAACTTGTAGTACATGGTTTCGCGCTCGGCATCCGTCAGGAGTGAGCGCGCAAGAGCCTGCTCCCAAGCCACAAAGCGGGGCGCCAGGGTGTACTGCACGAAGAAAATAGCCAGCTGCTCGATGCCAGAGCCCCAGCTGGTGTCATCCATCATCAATAGCGGGCGAGGAACGCCGTAAAGGCGGGCGACTTCCTCGATTTGATGGTTGCGGTTCTCGATCTGCTGGCCGTCGCGAGCGGTTGACGCGAATGGCTTGGCGGTTGCGCCTTCCTCGGCAATCATCCACTTGTTCGCGTTATCTGCGCCGCTGTATTCGGTGGCCATAGCCGCCTTCATGCGGGCATAGGCTTGATCTGACAGGGCATGCGGCACTTCAATCGCGCCACCGGCCATCACGCCCGTCTTGAACACGTTGCCAGCGGCCTTTTGGGCGTCTCGGGCCAGCTCAAACACTTCGCAGGAGAGATTGCGGCGCGATAGTCCTGCTACCCCGTCTAACGACAGGTCGCGCACATGCAGGATTTCTTCTTGATCCAGCGTGATCTGCCCGCCGTTTTCGGTGGTGATCTTGTACTGCATGCGCCAGTTGCTGCCTAACTTCGGCTCTACCTTGCCTTTTTCCAGCGGTATCAGGTGAATTGGGCGGCCTGCAGCGCGGATGATGCGGGCGTAGGCGTTGCCCTCTGTCTCCAGCAATAGCTGCATCTGGCTCTTGAACTCCATCGGCGTCTGCCATGGGTTCGGCTTGATGCGCAGCAGCTTGTAGCCAGGGTGTTCTTTGGCGATTCGCTTCTCGTCGCCAGAGTAGTAAAGATTCGTGGGCAGCATGCCCAGGCCGTTACCGATCAGCGTCAGGCAACGCAGGGCAGCGGTGTTGCGCAGCATCGCGCTTTCGCCGCCATTCAGGCCGGTGCGGATGTATTCCAGTAGAGCCGGGTCGTCCAGCCCATAGAACACATCACCCACCAACGCAGCACGCGGGCGCGACTCTGCCTGGGCCTGCTTTCGGCCCAGCAGCTTGTCGAAAAACTTCATTCAGTTCGCCCTATAGGAAGCGCATGCCGCGCGTTTCGTAGATGGATGGCGCGTCAGTGGCCGGGTTCATTGACATCAGCGTCACAGCGTTAAACGTCGCCATCAGCGGGTCGATCTTTCCCGTCCCTGCTGCTTGTTTTGTAATCATCACGGCGTTGCCTCGCGGCTCTACCTTCGCATTGCCTACGCACCACGCCATCAGCGGCTGTCCGCTGTGCACCAATACACCCTCGGCTAACTTGCGTTCTGCCGTCAGGATGGCGCCGTGGAGTTTCCAGCCCTGGGAGATGCCGATCATCTTCTCGGGCGGTATCCCTGCTTCGTGCAGTGCATCGGTAATCCCACCCAGCCCTGCAGGGTCACAGCCAATCTTGTCCAGCAGGCCACGCGACTCGATCAATTCACAGATTTCTGCTACCTCGGCCACGTCGTCACCCATGCGGCCAGACAGCGTCAAGTCACCGTCGCGTGCGAAGTCATGCAGGCGAGGCGCTATCTCTTTTCTGCGCTCAAACACGCTCGGATGCGCCCATGCATGCGTCCACAGCAGCCATTTGCGTGTCTCTCGCTCGCGGCCAATCACAGCCAGGCCAAGCAAGTCATCCAGGCCACCGCCATCGATTCCGACATCCACCACTTCGCTGCGTTCCAGCAGCTCCTGCAACGTGAGTCCCGGAGCTTTTGCCTGGGCCTCCCAAAATTCACTTCCTGCCCAGCGATCCGAGCGCAAATTCATGCCAATTTCTACGTTGGCATGCTTTGCCATGAAGCCACGGAACGACTCACCGCCAGCCATTTCGGCTTTGCGGTATTCGCGCTCTAGGAAGTCTTGATCCACAGAGAACCCCATGTTGGGGTTCGTCATCCACATGTTCTCCAGCTTGAGCGCCGATCCATCGGCAACCATGTCATCTGGATGCTCAAAGATGACCGGCAGGAAGCCTGGATCATGGATTTTTCCGTCCCGCACTGCCCGCGCATAGTCCAGCTTTTGCTTGAACACGCCCGCAGGTGGTTCGTCGGACTGCGTTGTCAGGTAGATGATGAAGCCTTCCGGCCTCGATGCCAGCCCGCCGAAGGCTTCGCGGAACATGTTTTCCGCCGTTGCAACCTTGCCAAACAGGTGCAATTCATCAACCAGCACGCCGACAGCCTTCAAGCCTCCGACAGTGTTGCTATCCGCCGCCAAGACTTTTAACGTGGCATTGCTCTCGCGGTTGGTGATCGTCTTGATGTGGCCTTGAACGTGCATCAGCGCGTCTAAGTCCTCATCTTTCTGCACCATGTCGCGTGCCGGCGCAAAGCTGTTCGTTGCTACCTCCACCGTTGGCGAAAGAATCACAAACTGCGCCGACTGCCTCCAGTTCCGCACCAAGGCAGTGAGCATGATTGCGCCTGCAACCGTGCTCTTGCTATTCTTTTTACTCACCAGGACGAATACTTCCTTGATGAGCCTGCGCCCGGTCTCTGGATCGTATGAACCAAAGATGGCCGCAGCCAGATCCATCACCCACGGCGCGCACGCCTCACCAATCGTCGGGCTTCCAGGCGCGTCAACAATCCGCATTTCGCGCATCACCGCTAATGCCGCTTCGGCTTCCTCCGGGAAGATTGGCGGCGGGATGATGCTCTTGCCTGTCCTGATACGTTCCTGCCAGTCTGGACAGGCAGTTGTGTATTCGGGCATGGCTTATTTGTTATTGACGATGAGCTTTGGTGGTGCAGCAGAGACAAACTTGCCCGCCACCCGCTTCGCGGCTGCCTGCTGAGCCTCCTTCTTGCCGCCGTTCTCGGCCCGGCGCACCTGGGCAGGCAGAAGCGCTTTCGCCGCATCTACACGCAGCTTCACATCCGTGCCGTTGTCATTCATGACGGCTTTTAGAAACTTGTCCGGCTCGTCGTAGATTGCGCCAAGGTGCATCAACACCGGCTCTTTCGGCTTTGGCCCAGAGTTGGGCCGGGCACCGCCGCTGCGCCCCTTCGCTCCAGCCATTCGAACTCCATTTGAACTCTTACCAGGGGACTTTTATTGTCCAAATGAGGAACCGGGCGGTTTCCG